AGTTGGAATTTATGGAGATGTCGGTATAACTGGCTCAATAGCTGTTACTGGACCTTCCAATTTATATGGCAATGTTGGACTATTCGGAGATGTCGGTATAACTGGCTCAATCGCTGTTACTGGACCTTCCAATTTATACGGTTCAGTTGGAATTTATGGAGATGTCGGTATAACTGGCTCTATTGCTGTTACTGGACCTTCCAATTTATATGGTAATGTTGGACTATTCGGAGATGTCGGTATAACTGGCTCAATAGCTGTTACTGGACCTTCCAATTTATATGGTAATGTTGGACTATTTGGAGATGTTGGTATAACTGGCTCAATAGCTGTTACTGGACCTTCCAATTTATATGGCAATGTTGGACTATTCGGAGATGTTGGTATAACTGGCTCAATAGCTGTTACTGGACCTTCCAATTTATATGGCAATGTTGGACTATTCGGAGATGTCGGTATAACTGGCTCAATCGCAGTCACTGGACCTTCCAATTTATACGGTTCAGTTGGACTATTCGGAGATGTCGGTATAACTGGCTCTATTGCTGTTACTGGACCTTCCAATTTATATGGCAATGTTGGAATTATTGGTAATATTGGTATAACTGGATCGACAAATTTATATGGAGATCTAAATTTTTATAATGGAATAAAAAGGATACCAACAATAATTTTGGTTCCGGATGACATTTTATCGACACCATCAATAATTACTTCTCAATACTTGACAATAATAAACTGTGATGGTTCAACAGCAGCATCATTTGATATAGACTTAAGCTTATATCCAGGTGTCAGCGGTCAAATGATAAGAATATGTTTGTTAAAGAATAGTCCAATTATTATAAACAACATAATTACAACATTTAGTACAGATGTGGCAACAACGAACAATGAATATTATTATGATGGTGTTATAGGTTGGATAAGAATAAATTAAAAAAAAATATAATTAGTATTTAGTAATTATATTTTTGCAGTGTTAAAAATTTATAGTTCGCTTGGTTTCTTGAGTTCTTCTTGTAACATATCATTAAAGATTTTATGAACGTCATGTGAAACATTAAATTTATTTGTGGCAGTATCTACACATCTAAAACTGTCTTCAAAATTATGATGTAAAGAGTTGATAATACTTTTACCATTATTTTGTAAAAAGTGTCTATATTCATTACTATTAGATACTTTAAATTCTTTCATTAAAGAAGCATTATAATCTCTTCTAGGTGCATATGAAGTATATATACGTCCATCTTGCATCAAAGCAGGGCATTTGCAGCATTCACCAAATTTGTTATCAATATTCATAATATATATATAATTATGCAAGATATTTTATTTTATGGGAAATTTAGAGAAATTAATTCATTAATTAATTCTTCTTTTTTTTTCTGTTTTTTATTATAACTTAATTTAATATTTTTTTCAATACATTTTAATCTTAATTCTTCTAGTTTTAATTTTTTATATTTATTTAATAAATCATTTTTAATATCAAGGTCTTTTGATTCAATTGTTAAATTAACATTATCTTGTTGTTCTATAAAAGGTGTGTTTTCATTCAAAGGGAAAAGTGTTTCCATATTTAATGGATTGATAACAATATTATTTTCATCAATATTATTTTCAATTTGTTCTTCAATCTGTAAATGCTGCTGGGAATCTAATATGTTATTTATACGACTACCTTCGACAACCAATGATGTTACAGGTTCTTCTTCAATTGCACCATTATTTGGATGGATAGAAATAGAACCTTCATCATTCGCTTTCTCTGATTCTGAAAGTTCAATTTCAGAAGAACATTCAACAACTTCAATTTTTACATTATCATTATTAGGAATATTATTAGAAATATTATTAGAAATATTATTTAATAAACAGGATACAAATGGTCCCATAATAGGGTTAGAATCATTATTCATAAGTTCAGTAAAACTGGCATTAGTTTCAGACATAATTGAATTAAATCTTAATTCAGTTCGTAGTTCAGATATTATTTTTTTGGCTTCATTATCTTTTTTAGTTGTATAAAATGTTGTATTTGAACCATTATTAAAAATTAAATCATCATCAGATTCGATATCAGTTGAGTCGCTATACATGTTATTATTATTATTTAATTCAATCGGAATAATATTTGAATTCGTAAGATCACACATAATTTCAGGCTTCTTCTCTTCATATTTAATTTGATTATCAATTTGTACTATTTCATTTGACGACTGTTCTTGTAATTCATTTTGTTTGAGTTTCTTGTAACAGATAGGTTGATTATCTGTATTTGATGGAATTTGTAAATTATTATTCAAATAATTTGTTTTCAAAGTACATTCTCCTTCTTCAACAAGGCTTGTATTATCTATTTTTTCAATATTAAAATATTTTTTAAGAGTATTAAGCTCATCAGTTGTTGTTTTTAATTTTTTATGAGTTATATAAAAATAGTATAAAAAAAATAAAAATATTATAATAAGACCAATAAATAAATATTTAGATTTCATAAATAATAAATTAATTAAAAAAATATTAGAATTATAACTCAATTATATTTGCAATCAAAAAAACAATAAAAATAATTATATAGAATTAAAAAATATTTAATAATAAATTAATTTAATTAACAAAAAAAAATATGTTATAGTATTATATATATTATATAATGAACTTTGCAAATGTTGATGTTAAAGGATTAAAAACTGATCTTGTTAAGAACGCTGTTATCATTATCGCTAGCAGATTAATTCGATACTATTTACTCGAACAACAGGCTGGACTTGGTGAAATGTCTCAAGCCCTCCCCACTGACTTCGTTTATGGCTTAGTCTTCACTCTCTTAGGTTTCGTTCTCTTCCACGTTGTTATCAATCCTCAGCTTCAGAAGATGCTATAAATCACTAATTATTAAATATATTCATTAAATTATATAAAATATATAATTTAATTGTTTTTAAAAATTTAATGATTTAATTTGTCATTGATATAGTTGATATTGATTTGATCGTGAGGCATTACTTTCCTAGAATAGTCCCAATTTAATAGATTCAATGGCATTTTTGAATCAACTGGTTGTGGTTCTGGCATCTTATCTGTTTTACATTGTAAAGTATTGACACCGCTTGGTTTCCATCTATCAGTATTTAGAACATTATATTTACCAAGGTCCCAAGAATTATATACACCATTACCACTTGCGCCCAATGGTATATAATTATCTAGTCTTAATTGTGAATATCCCATATCACCAATATAATCATCCGCATAATGAAGCAATCCATTCTTATCTAATAATCTTCTATTCTTTAAAAATTTAGTAACTGCTTTCTCCGCAACATCATCACAATTACAATTTTCCGCTTTATTTGCACGTATTGTGTCCTTTATAATATCTTGTTTTGATGGCAATCCTGTATATTGATGTGGAACAGTTGCTACCTTTGACGGAGAAGGAGGACTTGATTTTTTATTTGGGTCGTTATAAATCTCTGTCAATGCTTCCTTAAACGCATTCTTTAAAATATCATTACTTTGTAACAATTTTGCAACTTCTTGTTGTTGTTTTTGTTTTTCAATCGCTTCTTTCATCTGTATTTCTTGAACTTGTTTTAATTGATCTTGTAATTGTTGTTCTTTTAGAAATTGTTGTTGTTGTTGTATTATGACATCGATTGGTAGTTCAGGTAGAGGTTGAGGTAGAGGTAAAGGTTTTTGTATTTGAGTAGTTCCAGTATTAAAATTTTCGAATAGAACGTTAGGTTGATCTAAAACGAGTAGGAAGAAAAATACGACACATATCATAATGAATGGATTTTTTCGAGGTATTTTGTCAATTGGTATTTTAGAAACGAGAAGATAAACAACAATGAGAATGATTGCATATTTGAATAGTTTGTTGTCAAATTTAATTGTCATAACAGGGTATAATATAAATAATATAGATATTATTTATAATAATACAAAAAATAATTTATTTTAATTCATCATAATTGTTATTAACAACAATATTTATAATAATAGATGCAAATATAAAAACACTAATTACAAAAGATATTAGTAGAGAACGTGAATTAATATTGTCAAGGTCCATGAAAGAAGTAATATAATTTTTGGTACATTCCATAGTAATAATGTCAAAATATAGAGACAGACCGATGATACTAAATAGAGCGACAAGAATAGAATCTTTAATAATAGCTTTAATATTAATATTTTTGGTACCTTTATTTTTCAGTTTATAGATAGATTTGATGAGTAATTGGAAAATGAAAATACCAATAAAGAGGAATAATTTATTTTTAATTAGATTGTCATTATGAGTAAAGTCTGGAGTGCCAATAATAAGGGATAAAAAGATGAATATGAAAATGAGTACAGAATTTTTAAGAACGTTCATATAATATATAAAATTATTTTTTTTTGAAAATTAATAATAAAATAATAATAATTAACAGTAGAACAATAACTCCATACATATACAAAATATAGAGAATATATGGTTTCAATCTTATATAAGCTTTTAAGAAAGCAGGATTAAACAGTTCATTTTCTAATTTATTTTTAATATTATCATCATTCTTTATTTTTTCGACACAAGTATCAATAATATTATTAAATAGTTTAGACATTACTAATATTGAGACAATTAAATACTATTTTTTTCGTATATCTAAAATTAAAATATAATATTATTAATATATAATGTTTAAAAACATGAAATGGACTCATATTTTGATGGCAGTGATTATCCTTTTTGTAATATTTAATTTTTTTAAAACTGGTTCCAGAAAAGTAAAGGAAAATTATGGTGATAATTCAGGTAATGGAACCATCATATTGTTTTATGCCGATTGGTGCGGTCATTGTAAAACATTTAAACCTATTTGGGACAAGATTAAACAGTCCAATAATAAATACAATTTCAGGGAAATAGAACATACTAACTTTATGAAATGTCAAAAAGAAATTCAAGAATGCGACCAACGAACACAATTAGGCTATAAAGATGCACCAAATTGTTTAAAAAGTCTAAAAAATTGTGATGCTCTAAAAGATGTAGTTCCATCTCTAGACAAAATGGTTGAGTTATTACAGTTAATCAATGGTTATCCCACAATAGTGTATGCATATACAACAGCCAATAAAATAAATCTATATAGAGTCCAAAATAGATTTAACTTGATAGACGAGATTGATAGTTTAAACAAGCCAATTCTTCAATAAAAACCTTCAAATAAATATAAATAATAAATTATGTTATTTATATTATATGACAACAATCAATATTAAATATTTTAAAAAAGTTAATGACCGGAATTTATATCGTTTATTAGATGCAAATAATAAAGATATTTATCTTAAATTTTTTAATGTTCGATTACCATTCAATTTTCAGCTCTATAATAATAAATTATATATGACTTTTGAAATATTTCCAACAGATGATAAATATGATGATAATATTAATCTAATAAATATGTTTGAAGATTGTATTAAAGAAAACGTGATAGGTAAGTTGAAAAAAGAAACAGGATTAAAGGGATTATGTAGTGTAATAAAGGATAGAGAGAGAGGAAAACATATAAAATGCATGTTAAAACGGGACAGCAAAGACATAATATTAAATGGTGATGATATAGATATCAAGAAGATGACAGAATATCATAAACTAGGTTATAGATATGATATAGTGGTAAAGGTGGAGGTGTTATGGGAGAATGAAGAGATGTATGGTGTAATATTTTACATGAATAGTGTAGAGAGAACAGAATAGTTGTTTAGGTTGATTCAGTTTCAGACTTTGTTTTCTTTGTTTTTCTAACTTTTTTTTCACCGTCTGCGGACTTATCTTTTTTCTCTCTATCGACTGATTTTCCTTGTGCTTCTTTCATTTTGCGGGCTTCTGCAATAATTTTTTTATAGTCATCAATATGGTCCATTAAATTTTTCATAATTGATTTATCTTTCATATATTCTAACATCTTCTTGGCACGATCTAAATTGTTTAGTTCTGGATTTTTCTCTTTAACCATTCCGTATAATCCTGCTTTAATGGCTCGTGCATCTTCTTCATTTCCAGTTAATTCTTTTAATGATGCAACTACTTGGTCGTGAATGTCTGAGCTTTCATTGCTTCGAGATGCACTTCTCTTACTCTTACGTTTGTTCTTTTTGCTGCTTTTGCTACGTTTGCGTCTTCCACCACCCATATCTGGAGTATCATCGCCGACAAATTTAAGAACAATAGAAGAGTCAGCGACTAAGCTTTCCTCATCGTTACCTCCAATCATAAACTGTTCGATAGACATAGGATTGAGTCGTTGTCTTCGTCCAGAAGATTTAACTTGAAGAGCATTTGCCAAATTTTCAAGAAATTCTTCAGAAGATACACGATTTGATGATTGAAAGTCTGACATATCGAAACCGTTGGATCGTTCATCTTCTTTAATTCGTTCGCCCCGTCTATTTTTGATAGTTAAGTCGGCACCAGCATTATCCAACATTTTAGAGATGACTTCGTTATTATTTCGTACAGCGATATGCATAGGAGTGTCTCCATTTTTGTTTTGCATATTGATTACACTAGTAGAAAACAAATTAAAATAATTAACATGGTTTAAAACAGATGATAATGTTTCGGCATCATTATTCATAACGATATAATGAATAATGTTATTACCGTTATTGTCGGATCTATCGATCGGTCCGTTATTTAGATTATAATCAAAAATTAATTTTAAACATTTAGGGTTATTACGATATATTTTAAGAATATCTTTAGAAAAATTATTATTTTGTTTTGCCATTAAATTAAATATATATATTATAAAACAATATATTTTTTTTAATTTAGATAAATATTTATAATTTAATATTTATTTTATCTATCTTATTAATATAATAATTAAATGTCAAGAGATAACTTTTTCATATTAATTCTGATCGGAGTTGTTGGATTTTTACTTTATACCATGAATAGTGGTAGAAAAGAACATTTTGACGCACCAGCATCTGCTGTTTTAGAAAACATCGCTCAAAATAAGAATTCAGCAGTCAATCTGAATTCTGGTATAATTGATACCATAGGACAAAAGTTGGCAGAAGCTGCTAACAAGAATTTAGGTTCATTAGTGACACCATCTTCTAAACCAGTCAAAGATGAACCAATTGATATTTTCAAGGATCAACCTAACGTCGCAAATGGTGCTCCTCTCCCTAACAGTAATAAAATGAATGCTGCTTCTCTATCTTCTTCCAGCACTTTCAATTTTGATGGTTTAAATAACGCTAATTCAAGTAATCTAAATTCTGGTGATCTTTTACCAGTTGATAATGATGTTAATGAATATAACATTAATAAACCTCCTATATCATATTATGATGCAAATTTGACTGTTAATACCATTGAAAAGATTGGTGTAGATACTCAGGGCAGTTCTAAGAAGAATGCATCACAAGATTTGAGAGGAAATGTTCCATGTCCTAAATTTGTAATTTCTCCATGGAACAACAGTACAATTGATCCTGACACCAATATCAAAGGTATGTACGCATAAATTTAACATATTAAATAAATCATATAAATATAATAATAATAAATATTATTATAATTATTATAATTATAGATTTGATGGAAAAGACATATAATGTTCCATATTATGAGACTGACTTATTAATTTCAGTTTTCTCTATAACAAAATCGGCAATAAAACATTCAATTCGAAAATTTAAAAAATATTTTTTATAGTTATTATTATATGGAAATCAATAAAATTACAATTGATAATTTAGATAATGATGTTTCTGTCAAAGACTTTAATTTTATAAATGACAATATTACTGCTCTTCATTCTTATAAAGTTGAAAAACCAAAAAATACTGTTAGAACTAAATCAGACATTATTAATAGTTCAGTCAATAACAATAATAATTTATCTGTTGAGGATCCAGATGACTCTAATGACACTATTTTTGATAAAGATCTTTTAAAAAAAATGGTTATTAGATGGATTAAATTAGATGACAATATTAAAGAATGTAATAAACAATCAAAAGACTTCAAAGATGAAAAAGGACAGATTGAGGAAAAAATATTATTGTTTATGAATAAGAGTGAGACAAATGAAATTCAGGTAAAAGACGGAAAACTTGAGAAGAAACGTGGTGAGAAGAAGGAACCAATTAATGAAGAATACATTAAGAAATGTTTAGTTAAGACATTTGATGATGTTGAGATGGTTGATAAATTAACTAAAATTATATTGGAAAACAGGGATATAACAGAGAGCTATAAATTGTCAAGAAAAGTTGCAAAAAACCCTAATCAAAAAGCAAAATCAAAACCTAAGAATTAAATTAAATCAAATTATATATTATTAGATGATATTAATATATAATTATTTGTTAAAATATTTAATCTAAGTCGATTGATAAACTTAATGTGTTATCTTTGTCTTTACTTGGAGTCGATCTGGAACTTTCAATAATATATGAACGATCTACAATAACACGAGGACTGATTGACGAAATGAATGATGGCATATATAGACGAGATGTGTTTAGATAAATATCATTGTACCAATAGTAAGAAATAGGATCTACCAATGTTGGGACGTAGAACGATGGAAAATAAGAATAAGGATATACAGTTCCAGGTCCATAAGGATATAGTGCGGATGTAACTAATGAACTATTTTTCTTTTTAGGAAAAATATTATCTTCTTCTTCGTCAAGTTCTTCTAAAACTTTATCGAAGCTATCGGAACCATCGTCGTAATTAGATTTTTTATCTTTACCTCCTTTCATAGATTTTTTAGATTTTTTGGATTTAAGTTTAGGAGCTTCACCTTCATCTTCAGAATCACTTAAATTGGCGTCTTTAGAAATTTTAGATAGAACATTTTTAATAGAGTTAGTAAGATGTGCGTGATTAACTTTACCAGAATAGGTAGAGATAGTGAATACGACTTCATCGCCACCTCCCTTTAAGACTTCACGAACTTTAAAGTCGTGATATTGTGCGTTGCTACCTCCCAATTGATGTTCTTTTTTGGATCCACCTAATTTCTGGATAGTGAATACGAATTTGGACTGAGCTTTGCTAAAAAAAGGAGATATAGTATTATAGAGCTCTTTAGCAGCTACAGAGCTGTTTTCGGCTTCAACTATGGTGTTTAATTTACCGATAACCATTGGATTAACAAGTGCATATTTTCCCATTATATATATATTATATTATAGTATTATAAAAAAAATGATTGAAATTTTTATTTTTAAAGTATATAAATAATACAAGTTTTATATATTTATTATGAATAATAATTTAACGCACAATAATGCAGATACTACTAACACTCAAAATACCCTTGGGAATAATTCAAACAATGGTGCTATTTTAGGACCAAATGAAAGTATTACTCCAGGATATGCTCTGGAAATTAAGACTTTACAAATTTCAGCATTTCGTATTTTGATTGAAGCTTTGAAAGAAATTCTCAAAGATGCAACTCTAAAATGTACTCCAGTATTTTACGAAGCAGATGGTGAAATTAGTTCGGCTTCTGGAATTTCGGTCGTCGCGATGAATCAAAGCACTTCAGTTTTAATTCGTCTTAAACTTCCTGCTAAAAATTTTGAGAAATTTTATGTCAAATCAAAAAAACCGATTATGATTGGAATTAACATGATGTGCTTTTATAAACTAATTAAAACTATCAGTAATGACGACCAAATGCTAACATTATTTTTAGAAGA